AAGAGCGTGCAAACGTTCCGAAAGAATGTGCAAAATCCAGAACAATCCGCAAAAATTTTGCACATTATTTCCGAATCCGCCTGAAATAATTTGAAAAAGGGATTCTGAAATAATGTGCTAGTTTACAAGTCGAGGAAGAAAACGAGAAAATAAAAGCTTTATCCGGCATGCCGTGTCCAGCGCTGTTCTGGTGAGGTGAAGAGATATGGCGAAAGGCCAACGGCTCGAGGCGGAAATCTCCGTCAAGGATAGTGCAACGCAGAGTATCGAGAAGGTCATTCGATCGAATGAAAAACTGAAAAATGAAATGCTGCGCCTCAAGGCCACGATGGATAAGGTGCAGGAAAGTGCCAAAAAGCGCTGGGAAATGCGGGTTGAAACGGCAAAGGCGAATGAGAAGCTAGAGACGTTAGCCGATGCGATCGATCGTGTTCGAAACCGCGCAGCGCTGACGATGGAGCGTTTACGATTGCTGGGATCGGTGATCGGGACGGCATTGAGCGCCGGGGTCGCAACCGCATTAAAAAGCGGGGCTGACTTGGAAAAATACATGATCTCGATGGAGCATTTCATCGGTGTTCAAAACAAGGGGATGAGCCAGCAACAAGTACAAAAGTCAGCCCAAGAATATTTGACGGCTTTGCGGAAAAATGCGAATGAAACGCCGTTTGAAACCGGCGAGGTCGTCCAGACCGGCGTTCGTGCTCTAGGCATCGCTGGCGGGAACACACAAGAAGCGATGAAGCTGTTAAAACTAGCAGAAGATATGGCGGCTTTGACACCTGGCAAAACCCTTTCGGAAGCCATTGAGGCCCTTGCCGATGCGAAAACAGGGGAATTTGAGCGTCTTAAAGAATTCGGTTTCAAAGTAACAGCCCAAGAGTTTAAGGGGTATGTCGGGAAAGGCGTCAATGCCAACTTAACGGCAGCCGAAACGCAAAAAGCTTTCAATACATTAACTGACCAAAAATTAAGCCCATTTTTCGCCGGCGGAGCGCAAAAGCTATCCCAATCTACTGCGGGCAAAGCCAGCACGATTATGGGCAACTTAAAAAGCGGTCTGCAAGATGCGGGATATAACATGCTGAAAGGGATTAAGCCGGAAACGATGGATAAGCTGGTCAAAGCGAGTGAAAACATCGGCAAAGCCATCGGCGATGCAGGCGCCAAAATGGTCAATGCATTTGCCAAAGCGGCTCCACATATTAAGTCGGTGGCCACAGCATTAGCAGCGGTAACAGCCGGGGTCATTTCGTTCCGTATCGCTTTTGCCGGCTTAACGATGATGCAGACGATCATTACGCTCTTTAAAGCATGGCGCGCCGGAACGCTGGCCCAGACGGCGGCGCAGATTGGCCTGAACGTCGCGATGCTCGCGAATCCAATGACATGGGTGGCGGTTGGGATTGCTGCCTTGATTGCAGCCGGTGTCGCGTTGGTGCTGAACTGGGAAAAAGTGAAAAAGAAATCACTAGAAGTATGGGATGTTGTCAAGGAGAAGATATCGAACTTTATCACCCCGGTAAAAGAGTGGTTTGATGGGTTAATTGGAAGCATTACGAGTTTTATCGATAAAATCACATCGTTTGGCGATATCAAAATTGGGTTGCCTAAATTCCTTGGCGGCGACGGATTGTTCCAAAAGAAAGCGATCGGCGGCGTCATCCCTCGTGACAACTATCCGGCGTTGCTCCACGAAGGCGAAAAAGTCTTGACGAAGCAAGAAGTGAAGCAAATGGAGTACGGCAAACGCCAGCGCCCGTCGGTCACGATTACAGGCAACCAGTTCATCATTCGCAACGACTCCGATATTAAGAAATTTGCTCTTGAATTGGCTCGGTACATAGAACAGGAAGGAGGCGTCATGGCATGAACGTGAAAATGCAGTTTTGGTTCCGATACGGAAGCGAAAGCCTGCAGTTGCCTGTGAACCCTTCCTCTTTTGAAGTATCGAGCCCTTATGGAATTGAAATCGTCGAGGTCAATAATTTAGGGGAAGTGACGATCCCGAGGAATAGAGGATTACAAGAATTCCGGTTTGAGTCGTTTTTGCCGGCCAAATATGACCCGGCCTATTGTGTTCATAATCGAATTATTCCCCCGACTGATTTCATCAGCACGATTGAAAAGTGGCGCGATGCTGAAAAACCGGTCCGATTTATCGTGACGACAGCGAACATTAATACACTCGTGCTGATCCCGGAATTCACCTACTGGCCAAGTCCGCCTGGCAGCCCGGGAGAGGTGCAGTTTTCTATATCCTTGAAAGAATACAGGATGCCTGTGGTGAAAAAATGGACACAGTCCTCTCCACCGTCCAATAAGCAACGGCCACCGAAGCAAAAGGAGCAGCCAAAAACGTATGTAGTCCGGAAAGGAGATAGTTTGTGGGCAATTGCCAAACGCATTTACGACGACGGAAGCAAGTGGCGAAAGATTTACGAAGCCAATAAAAAGGTGATCGGGAAAAATCCGAATCTCATTTATCCAGGGCAAAAGCTGGTGATTCCATGATTGTTGTTTACGATAACTACGACATCACCGGTTTAGTGAGAAGCGTGGAATGGAGCGGCGACTTGCAGCAAGTCGCTCGTACTCTAAAAATTACATTGCACAATACCGCAAACGGGGTTTCTCCCTTACTTTCGTTCCAGAAAGGGAAACCGGTTCGATTTTTCGATGATAAGGAGCTGTTTCGCGGATTTTTGTTCTCCACGGGAAAAAATGAAGCGGGGGAAGGGTTGTTAACGTGCTACGACCCTAATATATACCTCGTTAAAAATGCGGACACCATAAAGTTCACGAAGAAAAAAGCTAGTGAAATGGCCAAGTACATTTGCAACCTTTATAAAATCCCTGTCGGCACTATTGCCGATACCGGATATGTAATCCCGAAGCATATTTTTCGCGAAAAACCATTAGCAGAAATGCTATTTACAGCGTTAACCACGACCCGAAAGCATACAGGTAGGCGTTTTTTTATTTCCAATCATCTCGGGAAATTTATGCTCACCGAAATGATAGTGCCAAGCGCCAAACTGATTATTGAGAGCGGGAGAAACTTATTATCTCTTAGCGTTAATGAAAGCATTGAGGAAACTAAGACAAAAGTAAAGGTGATCGGTGGCACAGATAAAAAACCGGTGACTGTTACAGTCCAAAATAACAGCCTGGTAAAGCAATATGGCGTTATGCAGCACGTCGAACGTGCCGATGAGAAACTGAACAAAGCGCAACTACAAAAATTAGCTAATCAGTTGCTAAAAGAGATGGGCAAAGTCGCAACAGACATGAGCCTCGAGTCTTTAGGGATCAATGAGATCACGTCCGGCTCCGTGATCCAAGTATATAACAAAATGACGGGTATTAACGGCACCTACTATGTCAATTCGGACACCCACCATTACGAAAACGGGGTGCACACGATGTCGTTAACCATTAGCAGCAGCCCTACTCTAGCAGAGGTGGCCTATGAGGAGGTATGAGACATGGAGGGGAACGGTGCTGTTCGGCTTATTAATCTGATGCGGCAACATGGCTATAACAAGGACATATCCATTGAGCTGGCCACGGTGACGTCGCCACCTCCTAATATCAAAATCCAAGTCGACAACATGAAAATTGAACTGGACAAGGACGATGTTATTATCGCTCAGCACGTAACAAAACATAAGCGGCAAGTCAGAATCAATGGCGGTACAACAGTAGAGCTGGAATACCAAGATGAACTGAAAGTCGGCGATCGCGTCATCGTAGCCAGCGACCGTGACCAAGTGTTTTACATCATTGATAGGGCGGTGATGATTGAATGACGCTTGCTCCGGTCAACCTTGACGAGCTGAATGCCAATAATGAGACCGTGGTGATCGGCCCGTCGAAAACGTACCGCATCGATTTTGAAAGAGGCGAATTAGGCGGGATCATCGACGGATACGAGGCCATTTTACAATTTATTCAGAAAGCAATTATGACAGCTCGTTCCCGATTTTTTATTTACAACGATGAGTATGGCTGTGAAATAGAAGATATCATTGGCAAGAACGTCTCTAGCGAGCTCCTAGAGGAAGAAGTCCCTCGACTAATCAAAGAAGCGATTGAATATGATGACCGGATCAAAAGTGCGTCAAATTTTTTCATTGAGCGCAATGGCGATCAACTGGAAATCACTTTTACCGTCACTTTGACTAACGGCAAGACGCTGGAGGGGGTGAGCGTGAATGTTTGAGGATCAGACGTTTGATGTCATTATGAAGCGCATGTTATCGCGAATACCAGACGATTTTGACAAACGGCAAGGGTCTGTCATATGGGATATGCTTGCCCCTTCGGCTCTTGAGTTAGAGCAGGCTTACCAGCAATTCGACTTAGCGGTCCAATGGCTATTTTTGAACGAAGACACACCAAGAGATATATTAGTTGCCCGTGCCAAAGACCTTGGTATTACGCCAAAGGCAGCGGAAAAAGCAAGCGGCATGGTGATTTTTAATGGACAAGCAGGGACGGTGATCCCAGCCAATACTCGAATAAGCACTAACAATGCTAATCCGATTTTCTTTTATACATTGAATGAAGCGACCATTACAGAAAGTGGCGTGGTTTCTGTTCCCGTAGAAGCAGAAATAGCAGGATCTAGCGGCAATGTGCCAGCTGGCGCAATTGCAGTTTTGGTGGATGAAATCGACGGGGTGGAAAGTGTGACAAACCCTCAAGCGTTTGAAAACGGAATCGATGAAGAAAGCGATGAATCATTACTTGCTCGCTATTTTGAACGGATCTCTATGCCATCATCGAGTGGTAATGATGCTGATTATATTCGGTGGGCAAAAGAAGTGCCTGGAATTGGATATGTTCGTGTATTTCGGCGTTGGAATGGTCCGGGAACAGTTCGTGTTGTTGTCATCACGGATCAAAAGAAATCACCAAGTCCACAAATGATAGCAAAGGTAAAGGAAAACATTGAAGCAAAGCGACCAACGTTGGCCGATGTGACTGTGGACGGAGCAAAAGAGATAAGCATCGATATCGATGTAAAAGTCACCTTAAATGGTCAATTCGACGTAGAAACAGTCTTACAACAGATCAAAAATTCAATTAACGATTATTTAATGAATGTTGCCTTTTTTGAACAAATCGTTCGCTATGCAAAAGTCGGCGAGGCAATTTTAAATGCCGGTTACGTTTTAGACTATGAAAATCTAAAAATCAATGGAGGCACGTCAAACATTCAGCTTAATGATGACGAGATTGCCGTTCTTGGCAGAGTGACACTATTGTAGGAAGGGGTTTTTTTCATGAGTGCAATTTCAAACTATCTTGAAAACGCGTTGATTAATGCGGTTTTGCGCAATATTCCATATACATCGCCAGCTGCCGTCTACTTAGCGCTATATACAAGTGATCCGACTGATGCCAATACAGGAACAGAGGTCACTGGCGGATCTTATCAACGACAGCAGATCACGTTCGGGGCACCAAACAATGGGATGGTATCAAACAGCAACGAGATTCTGTTCCCAGTCGCGACAGCCAACTGGGGGACAGTGACGCATATAGGTATTTTAGATGCCGCGACAGGCGGCAACTTGCTTTTTTATGGGGCCGTAACAACTCCCAAGACAATTAGCACCAACGACCAGCTGAAAATTAACGCTGGCGACATCTCGATCACACTCGCCTAGGGAGTGTGAGACATGGCTCTATACAACATTCAGTCAAACGTAACGGGAAGAGTGACGGTTCAGGCTAAAGTTATAGACGTAAAACGAACAGGAGGAAGCATAGCGGCAAGCGGCGCTTTAACCACGAGAACATTCGCGATGATTTTTCGTTCAAAGGCATCGCTTAGTTCGATGGGAACCGTCTCAACGAGAGATTTTATTAAACGCTCGCTCGTCCGTCTTTCCGCGCAAGGGATCGGGCGCGTCATTGTCAATGCAGAAACGTGGAAGTTTAAAGGGATTAAGTCGCAAGTTCAATTGAATTCGAGGTTAGAGTTTTACAGCTATGATCGCGATATATATAAAGACATGAAGAAATACGTGCCTCCCTACTACGAAGGAATAAAGCAGGCGAAGGTTCTTCGCCAAGCGTTAGCCAACGAATTTACTCGGCTTCAAGCTATTATTCAGGATATTTTTCGTCAATTTATTGTCCACGAAGCAACATGGGGGCTCGATTATTGGGATCCAAGCTCAAGCAGCGATCCGATTGAAAAACGCCGGAAGCGGATCATGGATATACTCGCCAGCAAGACGCTTAGAAACGAAAGGATTAAGGAGTTGATCGGATACGGCTGCGAAATCACCGAGCAATTTAACGATTTTCTGGTGGACATTTTAATCACAGAGGTCCGCGGAGAACCGGAAAACATTAAAGAGATTTTCGAAAAACTGGATAAGTATTTTCCGTCTCACACTGACTACCAATTACGATATAGCTACTTGCCTTGGGATGAGTTAGACGAAGCAAATCTGACGTGGGACCAGTTAGCAACGTACACATGGAACCGGCTTGAAACCACATTTTTGAAGTAGGAGAGTGGGAACATGGCAGTCAACAGAACACCGAATCTAGGATTGCACGACTGGCTTGGAACGGAATACGTCAAGCGTGAAGAGATCGTCGAGAACTTCCGTAAAATTGATAATGAGTTTGGGGCAAGCGGGAGAGTGGGGGATTTATCGAATAAAATTGGAATTTTAAACAAACGTGCTGATTGGATAAGCGTCAAGGAATTTGGGGCTGTTGGGGATGGTGTTGCGGATGATACAACCGCAATACAAAACGCTTTAAATGCCATAAATACAAATGGTGGGGGCGTTTTATATTTTCCAAAAGGAATTTACCGCATTACATCTGCTTTAGTAATTTATGACAACACCACGATTATAGGAGAAGGTAAAATTAAAGTTGATTCAGCTGTTTCGTTTACAGCTTTGACCAATGCAAATTATGGAACGGATGGAACATTAAAAAACTACAACATTAAAATCATGAATATTGGATTAGAAGGCGGAGCTTATACATCGGGCGGCAACCCAACTACTTATCCGGCAGGAATCAAACTTGGTAATGTAGTTGGCGGAATGATTTTCAATGTAAAAGTAAAAGGGTTCGACCAAGACGGAATCATATTAGAATCTTGTGAAAATGTAAAAGTCATAAACAACTATGTGGAAAACGGACGACATGGAATAACAATTGCGGCTATTTCCTCAAATGTATCTAAAAATATTCAGGTAATCGGAAACTATGTATACAACCAAGAGGATACCAACATTTTAGTTACAGAAAACAGCGTTGATGTAATTATTTCCGATAATATTTGCGACAAAACCAATTGGGGGCATGGTATTGATCTTGCCGGATGTTCAAAAACGATTGTCAAAGGTAATATTATTAGAAGAACAAAAAATATTAGTACAAGCGGAGAAGCGTGTGGAATTTATATTCATGATTATTTATCTTATGGGCTCTTCACCACAAGTTGTACTTGATCATTGAAGATCGGTGTGCATAGAGAAAATAGAGGGTACAAAAAATGCGAATTTTCCTGTATGGTAAAGGTGTCCAAACCAAACCATTGGAGGAAAATTC